GAATCTGTTATAAAGCCACGCTCATTTTCTTTTTTAGTGAAGTAGCGAATGACATATCCTTTCTTATAATCTTGTTCAGTAGGTTGAGGATAGTATGTGTTAGGTTGACCTGGTATTCTTGGGTTTTGTAAAGTAGATGGGGTTAAACCAGTTTTATTTGCTAAATTATTTTTTACTGATTGAGGTAAATTAACTCCATCAATACCTGGTGCTGATAAATAATCTGATATTCTTTTTAGTTCTTCATTTGGCCCTTGCTCTGGATTAGGTCCTGTAAAAGCACGACCATCGTATGTTTCATAATATCTACCTTTATATGAAACACCGTTTAAACTAAACTGATCTCCTGCTGTATTCAGATTAGTTTTTATTGCAAATGATGGATAATATCTTAACATATTTCTAAGATAAATATAGAGTTGCCTCTTCTTTTCTTCTTTGTTCTAGTGCTTGTATATATCCACTAACCCTACCAGTTTTAGGCCCTTGTGCAATTGCACTAGCAACAGCAGTGGATCCTGTATTTGATTTTATAGCAGTCACTACTACTGAAGTTAAACTTCCGGCATTATAAACAAAACTAACTAGAGATGCTTTTTGTCTATCATTTAAGCTGTCCCATCTTTCCTTTTCTATTTGAGATATTACTCTTTGCGAATAATCTGTTTTTATCTGGTATATTAAAGTTCTTTTACCATCTTCTCTAGTAAACACCGTGTCTGATCCTACAGATTTTACTGTTCCATCTGCTAATACAATTTTGTCGGTTCCATAACCCGCTCTTAAAGTACCTTCATCATTTTTTGGTCTTTCTAAGAACCCTTCTTTTTTAGATATAAAGTCAAAAGCTATTTGCTCCCAAGTTTGGTTTATATTAATATCTCCTAAAGATACTTGTCCTATAGTATTAGATGGAATATTATTTGGATTTTCTCCAAATGCAACATTTTTCTTCTCAAGAGCTTTTACAGATCCAACAAATTCAGTTTTATCTTTTAAGAATATCATATTAGCTCTTACGCTAGTATTCCACTGGTTATTCTCTATGGTGTTAGTAAGACCTACTACAACAAAACCGACTTTATTAATATGATCTTTTTCTAAACCTTTAACACCTCTAACTATACGATTATTGTATGTATATGGAAGTAGTTCATCTGATATTGTAAAACCTTGACCCATTACTAAGCCAGATATTCCATCTGTTGTAAAATTAACAGATACAGGTATCATAGTTGAAGCTCTAGTAGGATATTCATTATTTTTGATCTTACTCATCTTCTCGATGTAGTAGTTTGTGGCGTGAGAAACGTTTGCTTCTGATGGGTTTATTTTGCTATAAAAATCAGATATGCTTTGATTGAATTGAATAGCAGACGCTTTAGCACTATCTAGTGAAACAGATCCGGTTCTTGCATTGCTATTTATGTCTCCTTTTACAGGAATATATCTATCTTTATAGCTAGTATTAATAAAACCAAAATTATCACCATTACTAGACAGTGTTGCTTTATTCGCTACATCTGCATTTGCAGATATTGCAATCATATTAGCCAATTGATTGCTAATGTCTGTTTTTATCTCTAAGTTTTTAGCTATACTAAACTTGCCTAATAAAGGAATTTCTGACGTATTATCACGAGTTACATCATTAGGCCCTAATATTTCTTCTTCATCCAAAGGAGGTACAACTTGGTCGTCTACTATTTGATATGTGTTTCCACCATCATTATAAGAAACCCTTAACAAATTAAAATTACCTAAGTACTTATTAACATCCGATATAATCTGCTCTAAAAAAGTTTTAAGATAGATATTATTAGATCCGTCTTTTAAACTATAATCTCTAACTAATTTTACAAGATAGTCTATACTTAAAAGAACATTCATTAACTTTCCTCTATATACATTGTTTGTTGTGTTATCAAATTTTATAGGAGGTATTTGTGGAGATAGTAAGTCTTCATTTGGTGTTTTAAATAACGGGGTTGTCTCTGCACTTCCTGACAGAGGCGCTATTGTTGTTTGATCTTGACTTAATATTTCTTTAGAAAACAAATCTTGATAATCAGAAAAATCTCCTTCGTAACGTATCAAAGTCACCCAAGGGTTTGTACTTAAATGCTTTTTATTGCTTAAAAAGAAATTAAGATTTGGATTAAAATCAATATAAACTAAAGGAGTTTGTGTAGTTAAATCTTTTGTATCGTAAATAGTACAATTATGGTTTAAAATCATTAATAATAAACCTAAAGGAATATATACAGGGTGATTAGTTGATGTTCCTTTTATTATTTCTTGGTTTATTTCATAAGGAACCACGTATGCTCTTAATAATTCAGAAAAGTTTACTTCTTTTCCTGCAAGTTGGCTAACCTCTTTTCGACCAGACATTAATTCTGTTGCAAAACCATATTTAGCTTGTAACTTAAATCTATCTTTAGGATTTTTTGGGTCTATGTTTATATTTGTATTTTTTATAAGATCCGTAATTACTGGATCAGAAAATATTCCATTAGAGAATATTTGATTATAAAACGTAACTCCTGAACTTGTTCTATCTTTTTCACTTGCTATTTCTAAAGTATAAACTAGTCTTCCTATGTCTAAACTTTTTTTATTATCATTTATAGCTTTATTAAGCGCGTGAACCTGTATAGTTCTTAAAGTAAGTTCTAAACTAGATTGAGATTCAAGAGCTTGTTTTATTTGTGTTATAGAAGCGTCTTGTCCAGTAGACTCATCAGACTCAGTAGTATTTGTTTGATTTTGACTAGCTATATTATCTTGAACTACCTTAAAATCAGGAGATTCTGCTCCTCTAACTATACTATTTATTAGATCTGTGTCAGTAATATTTAAAATAATTGTGACAGGTAAAGTCCAACTTCCATTATCTTTAATTGTTTCAGTTTGTTCTATATTTCCAGATACATTTGTTTGTTTCCCTATAACTGATACATTAACTTCTGTACTTAGAGTTAATATCGGAAATCTAGATCTTTTTGTATCTGGGTCAGTTGCAGATACAGAATTAGGAAAAGTTCTTCCAATAAATTGTGGGTTTGCTGAATTTACTGGGACTACAACAAAAGAATCTATATTAAAAGATAATATAGAAGCATTTTTTAATTCGTTTATGGCTTTATTATAAATGTCTACATCATCAAAAGGCTCTCTAGGAAATTGTGGGTTTCTGTTATCAAAGCTTACTTCTATACTAATTGGATAATCAGGAATAGTATTAGTTGTTGGATTTGAAAAAATTCCAGGATATGAAAATGTTAGTAGATATTGTTGTTTAACTCTTGATGCAGTTTGTCTTTTAATAGACGCTAATTTCATTTTATCTGATGTAGAAAATTGTGCATAGAGTCTAGTTGTTAGAAGTTGTTGAACATCTTGTGGTGGTGTATATGCATTGACAAAACCTTCTATTCTTGAGAAAAGCTTAGTTACATCTATAACAGCAGATGATGCTATATTTTCTGTATTATTTGTTGGAATTAAAGCTCCTAATCTAGGAATTATTAGAGAAGGTCCAAATCCTCTATCATTTATATCATATACGTAATCAATAGTATTTAATCCAGAAGAAGTAGAATTTCTTATACCTGCCTTTTTATTAATATTTTCTAAATCAGTTCCTGTTGGTTCTTGATCTTTCCTATTTATTGCTTTATTAAGATACTTTAATAAAGATTGTTTAGATGCCTCTTCAGCTAAACGTTGTTGTTGAGCAATTCTATCTGCTTCAGCTTGTTTAGCTCTTTCTTCAGCAGTTGCAATTTGCAATAGAGTATTATTATATAATCTAATCTCTTCTGCTAATATATTAGGAAGATCTTTTGGGTTGTTGATTTTAGTAGAATCTCCAAGTATTCCAAGACCGGTTAATTTTATAGTACAATCAAAACCACCATCTTGATTATATGTAAAATTAAAGTTAGTAACTAAACCTAATAATGCATCATAATTACCTTCAGATGCTCTACTATTTTTTGATATTTGAATAGCTATTTCTTCTTTTGTAAGATTCTGTCTAAATGGATCTATAGAATAAAGTTCACTAGATTGTAAAACATTGGGATTTTCTGAGGAATAGAAAAACGTATTTCCCCATTCTAAAAACATAGTAAAACCAAGCTTAAAATATAAAGCATCAATAATATCAAGCTGAGCTTTATCCCAACATTTAAAGTTAATTGTGGCTTGCCTAAGTGATCCTAATTTACCTAGAGTATCAATAGTAACATTAGTAATACCTGGCATTGGTCTATAGCCGTACTTTTGAATTTCTTCTGTTCCTAATGTTCCATAAGCACCATCTTTACCAAGCCCAGACCTTAAACCATATGAATTACTATTCAAATATTTTGATGTGCCTCCAAATAAAACATATTGTTTAGCAAGATCTGATTGATCTACTATATTAAAGTATAATTGATCTGGTGGATTGATTATATCAATTGAAGAAACAAGTCTTATCCAAGCACTTTTATTGGCTACAAATAATAAGTTGCTATTATCTCTTTGATCTTGAGTATTTTGAATAGATCTAAGATCTAATTGCCTGATTAACCATTGAGGAAGCTTTGTCCCTAAAATGTTAGATATTTTATTAGTATCTAGACCTGCCATAACTATCTTGTAGCATTTACTATTTTGTAATTATTTATTGCTGCTGATAAATCAACTGGTATACGAAGTTGAGTTCCTGGTTCAACTACAAGTGAGTCTCCTGGGAGTGCATTTGCTGATGCAATAACCCACCAAAAAGTTGAGTCTCCATAAAAATCAAATGCTAACAAATCTAGGCGATCTCCTAATACAGTAATAACATAGTTATCATCATTAGTAGGAGGAATTTCTGGATACACGTTATTAACATAATACTCACTACCTGTTGTTGCGTATTTTATTACATCTATATTTTGGTATCTGTAGTTCATATTGGTCTAATAGGAATTATTGTATCCGTTGGTGTTACTAATTCTATTTGTCTGGCAAGTTCTGGGTCTGCATTTATTTCCTCTCTAAGAGTTGCATTTCTCAATGTAGTAAATTGTCCTGATATTTCTGGTTTAATAAACGTAGTAGGCGATCCTTTTGCTTGAGGTATATTAGCAATTAAAGGAGCTATATTAGATGTTACACTTTCAACATCTTGAGCTGTACCTTGTTGAGTATTAACTGTTGTTTCAGTTTGAGTAACAATAGTATTAGGTCTTTTAGGAAGCACATCAAGAATAGGTTTAAATGAAACAGCCACATCCACTACTTGTGGTAGTTGTGCAATGTTTCCAGATTGATCATTCTCTAGATTGATTTCCCAAGGAGTATTATTATCTACAGTAAAGTTAATCGATTCTATAAATCCAGGTACGCGATATAAATAATCACCAATAGTAATACGAATTAATGGAGCCCTCATTATACCTTGTTTAGGACTATAATCAGGATAAACTTGGCTCATCAACATATTAAGTTTATTGTATAATGGTCTAAGCTCTTCACGTGATTGAGCAGCTACTCTAAAAGAAAATCCTATTGTTCTATCGAAACCTTGATAAGTAAAAAAGTTTTCACCTCTACCAATATACTTAAACGCGTTTAATTGAGCACTATTGTTATCATTAATACCAGCAGTTAAAAATGCTCTAAAGAATATTGCTGTGGAATAAGTTGGTGCATCATTTGATATTGCTTCAAAAACAAACTTGATAAGGTCTTGAGTATCTTCTTTAGTATCTGTAACTTCCCAAGGTGCTTGATCATTTCTAAACAAGAAAGGAAACAGCAGATTCATTCTATCTTTCTTATTGACAAAGAATCTATAGTCTACATTCTGTTGCTTAGTCCATGTGTTAGAGAATATGATGCCTCCTGCTGCTTCATTAATCTTTTGTCTAAAGTCCTGTAATTCAGGATTTGAATTATTCAAGTTAGACTTTTGACTAAGTAGTTGATCATAGTTCATTGCAAACATAGACCTCAACTTAGTTGTATCAACAACACGAGGAATTGTAGTTGTGCCAATACCATAAACAGAACCAGGTCCTCCTAGGTATTGGAAGATCATGTTTCGATTTAAAGATATACCTAGTGTGTTTACTAGATTAATATCTGGTACATTTACAGGGTTTACAAAAGGATCTCCTGTAGTCATCTTGAGAAGCATCAAATTATAAAGCCTATTAGACGCTTTCTGGTCTGTTACATTTTGGTTATTAACAATATCATAGTAGTACTTCTCAAAGTAATTAAATGGTAC